TATAGTCGTACCTCACTCAGATGTCTTTAAGTTGTAGATGGGCTTCAAGGTTTCGACAACCTTACAGGTGGGCTTGATACAGTCACGAATTTCCTGCATATCCTTGTAGGCTCCGGGGTTTTCATCCAAGGTATCGAAGCTGATACAGCTGGAGAAGATGCCCTTCATGGACTCCTTGTAGTCATCCATGGTGAACTTCTCACGAGCTTTCTTCCGGGACATCAATCTTCCTGCACCGTGAGGTGCAGAACAGTTCCAGTCCTCATTCCCCTTGCCTACACACAGCAGGGAGCCATCCCTCATGTTCATGGGGATAATCAGCATCTCGCCCTTCTTGGCGGAAACAGCACCCTTGCGGAGGATCTTCGCATCCAGGTCAATGTAGTTGTGGATGGTCGTGAAGCTCTCCTCAGCGATGATGCCGAGGCCCTTCAGGATGGTAAAGCCGATTGTCTGTCTGTTCTTATGTGCGAACCTCTGGACAATGCCCATGTCGTTCAGGTAGTCCTCCATGTGCTGTCCGGTCAGATAAGCCAGATCCTTCGGCCCACATTCCTTCTTCTTGGCCTTCAGCTCAGCCAATGCGCCTGCGATTTCCTTCTGCCTGCCTTCCGCCTTGTACTGGGCGATCATGCTGGCGATCTCTTCGCTGGTGGGTTCAGACATATCCTTCCAGGCAAGATCCTGGTAGTAGTTTGCTACCTCCAGACCCAGGTGCCGGCTTCCGGTGTGGATCACCAGCCACAGGTCTCCATTCTTTGCCCGGTCGACTTCGATGAAATGATTTCCGCCTCCCAGCGTGCCGAGGCTACGGGCGGCCCGTGCCTTGTCAACCGTGGGACATCTCAGGCCATCGAGGGAAAAGTACGCCTGCGGGGTCTGATGGATGTTGAATCCGGACGGTACGCCCCAGCGGATGATCTTGTCCAGCTTGGAGAGATCGATGTTTTTGACGCCCATCTTAATCGCCAGCATTCCGCAGCCGATATCCACACCCACGAGGTTCGGGCAGATGCGATCCTTTATCGTCATCGTTGTGCCGATGGTGCAGCCTGCCCCGGCGTGAACATCCGGCATGATCCGCAGCTTGGAACCGTCGCTTACCGGGTGGCTTGCCAGCCGATCAATCTGGTCCTTGGCTTCCTGCTCGATAGTCTTTGCAAAAATCTTTACATCTTCGGTCATTGATTACTCCTTATCCCACGGGAACTCCGTGATAATATCTTCGCCCCAAATGGGGATCATACTGTCTTTCATAAATACGGGGATGCTATTCTTCTGACACACTTCAACAGCGTACTCGATCCAGTTGCGCTCCGGCACGACCTTGTCCTTGCGGTTTCCGGTTTCGGCACCCAGGATAACCCAGTCGACCCGGTCGACGATTCCCTGGCCTTCCAGGAACGGAGCAAGGATAGGTTCGATACTGAGGAACGTATTGTGGTCATTCGACCAGAAGAACAGCATCTCGGGATCTGTGACTGTGGAGCCATACCAGAACTCGTCTCCCTGCGGCAGCAGCCCCTTGTCGTTCAGCTCTATGTACCGCTTCGGATTCTTCGTCAGGAATAAGTATCTGTGGCCGGGAGCTGCTTTGCAGGCATCGAACACCTTCACGATCCATTCATCGGGAATCCATTCTCCGAACATATCAGCCATCGAGCAGACAAAGATTGTCTTACCGAGTCCCTTGGTCTGAATGTCGTTCAGCCGATACTCGTGGAATGTCGGGGTGAATCCGAAGGGATATGCAGCAGCTCTGCGGTTGCCCTTGCTGTCAACACAGTGCTGGCGTTCCTTCAGATAGACCGTTTTCCGGATGGTCTTTCCGTCGGGAGCTGCTTCGCATCCCTTGAAGCGGTTTGCGGTTCCCCGGGCATAGCAGTAGGGGCAGGTATGGTAACAGCCCGTTATTGGCGACCAAGTAGAATCGCACCATTCAATTTTCGTTTTAATCATTTTCTTCCTCCAAGTACGCCCATTTGATTCCGAGCGCAGCCCTTCTGATTGCCGTGTGCGAAACACCATACTTTGCTGCGATAACACGCAACGGCTGCTTCCCGTAGAGTTCTTTGATCTCAAGTACCTGCTGTTCAGTCAGCTTATGGGTTCCAGATCTCTCTCCGATAGGAATGCCGCCATTCCTTCGTTTATCATCAGTATTTTCCTGTCGTGTTCCCCACGCAAGGTTTTCGAGGGTGTTCTCCCACGGCTTATCATTCAGGTGTCTTCCTTCTTCATCTGGCCTGGGCATTCTTACCCAGGCCATCAGAACTGCTCTGTGCACAAACATTTTGGTCTGCTTTTTGTTCTTATGAAGAAACACATATTTGTGCCCGTCAGGAGAAGTGAGCTGATTCATAATTCGGGGTTTGTTTCTGCTTTTCGCCAGAGACAAGATTTCACCATCATCAGATGCGAAGTAATCTTCAAACTCGGGAATAGGTCTCCACTTTCTGCCAAACAAAAAGAGATCTTTCATAGGCATATCAGAACGGGAGCTGTGCATCATCGTCGTCCAGCTGTGCGAAATCTCCGCCCTGGGGTTCGTAGCTTCCACCACCGTAGCTGCCTGCATACTCACCGCCGCTGTAGCCGTCATGGTAGTCGGAGTCATCGTTGCCTCCCTTCTTGCTGTCGCCGAAGTAGCAGCTGTCTGCCACGACCTCAGCAGACCGACGCTTGTTGCCTTCCTTATCGGTCCAGTTTCTGATCTGGAGCCTGCCAGATACAACGATCATCCGGCCTTTGGTGAAATACTTGCTGACGAACTCACCAGTGTGCCGCCATGCAACACAGTCGATGAAGTCGGTTTCCTTCTCACCGTCCTTGGGGTTGAAATCCCGGTCAACCGCTACGGTGAAGCTGGCTACTGCGACACCGCTTCCGGTTCTCCGCAGTTCAGGATCACGGGTCAAGCGTCCCATGATTGTAATGTGGTTAAGCATTCATCTTCCTCCTCATATGTCTTCAGCCTGTAGAGCTGACATAAGAACTTATCCAAGATCACACCCTTGGTGATGTGGTACAGTGCATAGAACTCAAGATCACCGATCTGATGAAGCTCCGAATGGTGTCCTCTGCAAAGTGGCAAAGCCTCCATTCCCTCGTGAATCATTTCCTCACGGTCGCCGCCCATGCCGACTCTGTCAACGTGGTGCAGGTCTGAGTGCTGACCACAGATGCAGCACTTCTTGTGGACGAGGCAGGAGTATATGTAGGCTCCCATATCGTCTACAAAGTCCAGCAGTGAGAAACTGCACGGGATGTCCCAGTCGAGGATAAAATTCACCAGAAAACGTTGGTAGGCACAGACCAGGGACATTGGAGCATCCGACAAAGAGAACGTCATTTCCGCCGGCTGGTTCAGCTCTTCGGTTACGAACTTGTGCTTCGTCCACTCCTTTGTGGGGTCGAGACCCATTCCGGTGTGCTTCGAGATCTCTTTCAGCAGCTTATAGCAGGTGCGCCGCTGCTTATCGGATATGGGGCGGTCGTCAATCATCTGGATGCTGACTTCCTTGTACTGCCGTTTGACCATCAGCTTCCAGTCTGTGTAAACCGCCTTGATGGTCAATTCCTGGGTCTTCGGGTTATAATCAACGATCCGCCCCTTGATGGTGTCTATGACTTGTCTCATACTGTCCTCCCCACCCGGGGAGGCAGCTTACTCCTCCTCGGGTTCTTCGTAGTCCAGATCCTCAGGCTCGCCCTGGATCTCTTCGTCGGTTGCTTCTTCGGTGGCCTCTTCGTTCGCCTCGCTCTCGTCGATCTCCTCGGAGGTGGCAGGGACGAAGATCTCGAACAGAACGGAGTTGCAGTCCTCACATTCGATGGAAACATCGTCGATGACATCCTCACCGTAGCCAACGCAGACAACATTGTGACCGACGTGGGGAGCCAGCTTCTCAGCGGAGCAGTAGAAGGGATTCTCCTCACTGGTCGCAGAGGACAGCACCACATGGTTGTCCTTGGTCCGGACGGTGTAGTTGCCCATGGCCTCGGTAACTACCAGGCTCTCGCCGATGAACTGGCTCAGCCAGCCGAAGGGAGTGCTGACATCAGCTGCGGTTTCTGCCTGCTTGGGTTCCTCTTCCTCCTCGGCGGGTGCAGGCAGGGAGTGAGCATCATCGGGCATATCGGTGAACTTGCCCCAGGGTTCCTCAACGGTTTCGTAGTCATCATCGAAGATGCTGGTCTGACCGCCGGTGAACTGGCGCAGGACGAAGCGTTCTTCCTTTTCATCCCAGACCATAGCGTAGTCGCCGCCCAGCTGACCAGTGGCCTTATCCTTGATCTGCATAACGGAGCTGACTTCATGCTTGAAGGTGGGCTTCTTGAACTCCTGGATGCCGTCACCCATATCCATGGATCTCTTATCCAGGGAAACGCTCAGCTTCATGGTAATGACAGCATCGGATGCGCCTCTCATTTCCATATTGCCGATGGTGCGGTTCAGGATGGTGTCGAAGTCCTTTTTCAGACTTTCAAAGGTGTCCTCGTTCAGACTGAGGATCAGATCGTTCTTGGACATTGTGTTTTCCTTCCTTTCGTTGTTCATAATGTGTTCTGGCGGATGTACCTGTTCTTGCAGGACTCTCCGCAAAAATCTCTCCATACACCTTCGACCTGAGTGGTAATCCAACCTCTCTTCCGTCGAAGGGCTTCCCGGTGAGCCTTGGCGTTCTTTGCATCCTCCTCGCAGTCGAACCGGAATTTCACGGTCTTGCCGCAGCAGTCGCAGGAATACTCGGCATCGCCTTCCCACCAACCATCAAAGTTCAGATCTCTGCTCATGTTGCCTCCTGGATCGTGACAACCACACGAGGCTGATAAGAGTAGAACTTCCGGAACATACAATCCACAACCTGTGCGTCGTCGTGGTATGCGATCTTGTTGAGAGAGTCCAGGACAACCTTCACTACATTGTCGACATCAGGCTTTTTCATCGGCCGGATAACGTGCTTTTCCATAAGATCCTTTTTCTTCTTACTGGCACTTTCCGGAATGGAATAGTAAGCTGTGATTCTTACATCAAGCGGCGTACCCTTCTCAAACATTGCCCGTTTGCACTGCTGGTAGTAGACAGTCTTCACCAGATTCTCATATACGATGGTGTCATCCGGCGTTCTCGTAACAGTCTTTCCGTGGTGATTTTCAACTCGGGGTCTTCCCTTGCCTTTCGGCTCCCCAGGAATCGTGAACTTAACCTTCATCGGAGTCTTCTCCTTTGCCTTCATCCGGATCAACAGGTCTGTAGCCAACGTAGTATTCGTAGCTCTTGCTGTTCTTCCGTTTTCTGACGTTCTTTACTTCGTAGCCGTTCTTGAACAGGATCGAGGCTACCGTAATGCGGTCAGCCTCATTTCCGATTTTCAGAAGGCCCATTTCAGCCTTTTTCATGTGACCTCCTCAATCTGCCAGCAGGGATTCCATCTCGACGTATCTCTTGTTCGCCTCTACTCTGCGCCAGCTGTCGCCAATGAACTGCATCGGGTAGCAGTTCTCGAAGATTCTGTCGTAGATCCGGCTGAACCTGGGATCACATTCCGTTTTCATCTGTTCCAGCGTAATATTGGTGGTCACAATCATGGGCAGCTTCTTGCGGTAACGGCTGTCGATGATGCTGTAGACTTTCTCCTGTGCAAAACTAGAATCACGCTCAGCACCAAGGTCATCGATAATGACGAGCTGGGCACTGTTCATCAGGGAAATGATCTCTGCCTCAGACATCTTCTTCGACTCGATATTCTTGATGGCCTGCACCAGGGAGAACATCACAACGGGGATCGTTTTCGACAGCAGGTAGTTCGCAATAGCGGCTGCCGCCCAACTCTTACCAAGACCGACATCACCCCAGAGAAGCAAACCCTGGTTTTTGGCAAGCATTTCATCGAACCGTTCAGCGTACCGCCTGCACAGCTTGATATTTCTGGCGTTGTACTTGTTCTGCTGAAGAGAATCGAATGTGACATCCCGGAGCTTGTCATCAATCATGCTGAGCTGCCGGAACTTCACGATCTTGTCGTGGTTCTCCATCCTCTTCTTTTCCTCAGCTACCTTTCTTTCCGCTTCCTTTTCACAGAAGCAGGTGGTCGCTGCCAGAACCTTCGTCAGATGATCGTAGTCAGGATTGGGAACGTCAATGTACTTCTGCCGAGGCTTTCCACACACACCGCAGATCAGGATACCTTCCGTATCGACGTAGTCGACTGCCTTCTTCACCTGCTTCCGCAGGCCGCCGGCAACAATAGGCATCATCAGGTCGTACGGGTTCACCTTAGGCATATCATCCATTAACTATCCTCCTTTCCGTATTCTGCAAACGGGTTCGCAGTGCTGGGCTGTTCGGGTTCGCTTTCCTTCGGTTTCTTGGGTAAGAAATCGAGGAACGGGAGCGTATCGCTCAGGAACGTCTTCGGGTGCTTGATGTACTCCTTCTCCGTGTGACGGCGAGCACACTGCAATGCGTAGTTCTTTGCTGCCTCGATCAACTCCGCATCCGAGAAGCCGTCCTTGCGACGGGTCTGATACTTCCTGTAGGCATCTCCCTTACCAATCTTTCTGGGGTAGGCTTTCCAGAACTCCTGGAATCCGGGCGGATACAGCGGAGCATCAGATTTGGGCGGGTCAGGCGGTGCCGGCGGTTCCGGAGGATTTCCAGGTTCAGGACTTTCCTGCTGAGCCTCAGGCTCTTCCGGAGGATTGTCCACCGGAATTTCTTCGGAATTTCCATCACCAGTTTGAGGATCTTCGGTTTTTCGTCTGCTTCGCTTTTCCCGCTTTCTTTCGATGTCCTTTTCACGCCGTTCTCTGGCCTTGTACCACTGATCCTGCCATTCCTCCCAGTCGTGAAGATGAATACCCCGTTCATCTTCATCGATCCACCCGCTTTCCACGAGTGCATCGACGATGTCCGGGAGCCTCAACTTACTTCGTCTGGAGGACGAGGATAAGGCATTCTCGATGTCTGCCCTATCTGCGTACTGGATAAGGCCATACTTGTCGGCATTATCTAAGCCCCACAGCCACAGAGAAACGAGTATTCCTTCCGCCTCCCATACGGAGCAATCCAGAATACCGCAGAACCGCCGGAGTTTCGGGCCTACGATGCTTTGATGTACGCTAATCCATGCCATTTTCTCACCTGCCTATCCTTCGGCGGGGTTTCCCCCGCCGGGTTGATTTCCGCCTCATTCGGCAGGAGCCTCGGGATTCTGGTTCTTCATACCCTCCGCAATCTCCATGACCCGATCCATCACCTTCTTGTAGACGGACGTAGGCATATTGTTCGTGGACTCGAAGCCCAGCTCCTGAATCACAGCCATCAGCACATCGTTGGAATTTGCGCCAATGTACTGCCGTGCCATGCGGAACAGGTTCTGCCGCTGCTCCTGGGAAATAATGGGGTCTTCGGGTTCAGCACCGGGAGGAACGATCTCGCCATCCACCACGGAAGGGATGGCACCGGATGCTACCATCTCTTCTTCGGAGTACAGGCCCTCGTAGTCCTTCGGGAACGCATCACGAACGCACTGGCTGGTGGCAACCTTTACGATCATGGTGGCAGGCTTGGTCTTCCAGTTGGCCTGGCCCTTGTCGTACTCCTTAAAGGCGACTTCCTTATAGGCAGTACGCTCCTTGCCGTTACGCATGAAGTACACTCGGCACCAGCCGCCGATCAGTTCCTCACCGGGGTACAGGCAGCAACCCTCTTTCTGGATAATCTGGGTTCCACGCATGACCGTGATACCCTCTTCCTTATACAGATAGTCGGGATGCTCAAATGCCCGACGGAGATAGGCACCCTTGCCTACGACCATCTGGGCGGGTTCGTTGCCGAACTTGATGCAGTAGACCTCACCGGATACCAGCGGATTCAGTTTCTGCATCTTGCAGGTGTTCATAAAGAGCACAATCTCCTGATCCGAGATCTTTTCCGGGTTGCCACGGACGAGGTACTTCTTGACGAACTGGAGATCCAGGTCGACCTTGCTACCCAGCACTTCGTAGCTGACGGTCAAAGCATTCTGTTCAGCCTTGCTCAACGCATTTGCCATGTTTTAACCTCCTATTTTTGCCGGGTCATGCCCGGATGCTTACTGCATAGGTTTCCTCGTACTCAATACCGGGAATCTGAATCGTACCCTTGGAAGCACGGATCAGTCTCAGTGCGGCCTTTTCATCGACAGGCCGGAGGAGAACACCATCCAGTTCCACAGGAACCTTGCTGAGGTCGATACTCTTGATCTCCCAGTTCTTCGTAGTGGAAACACCCTCTACCTTGGGAGCCTTGGATGCTACGGAGATGCTTACTGCGGCATCATCCATGATCTCGGCTTCTGCCATTGCCATCTCAGCACCGATCAGATCGCCGTTTCTCTCGGCCTCGGCTGCTTCGGCCAGCTTCCGGTCGGTTTCAGCCTGTGCCGCTTTCCGGGCAGCTTCCTCCCGTTCCCGGCGTTCCCGCTCTTTGGCAGCGGTGTAGGTTCCCATCTTTTTCTTCAGGATCTTCTCTGCCTGCTCCAGAGGGTCCATCATCCGCTTCTTCTTGCCCAGGACATCGTCGTAGGTCTTCTTTGCGGACACCCGGAGAGGCTCCCAGTAGTCCTTGACCTTCTTCTGCATCTGCTTGATGGTCTTGGTGATAGCCGCTGCCTGAGCATAGCTGGCATCGTCGTGGATTACGACACCGTTCGCATTCTGCTCAACCAAGCTGACCTCATTCCCAAGGGACCGCTCAGCAGTGTCAAGGACAAGGGCGCTGCTACCAACGGTTGCGATTGCTTCGTTCATACTGACACTTCCTTTCGATTATTTCTTGTAAGACTGAATGTAGTCGTACAGACACTTGAGAGCGCCGAATACCCGCCAACGTCTGGAATCACCCGCCGGGTAGTCGATCACTTTGTACTTGCCATTTCGCTTCAGGTGAAGGATCTTCTTACCGTCCACCTGGATGCCGTGGCTGGCAAGGGCCTGTTCATAGGCTTCAAGCTGTACTCCGCAACTCATATCGCTGATGGAGTACGTCGTCTTGAAGTCCAGGAGGATTCGCCGACCATTCCGGTCATAATACAGCAGGTCGATTGTTCCGCCGTATCTCAGAATCTTGTGATAGATCCGAATTTCGGAGCCGATGACCTCAGGTTCCTCTTCATCCAGCCAGTCCAGGAACGCATCAAAGTACGCCCGGTGTTCCGGAGCCACATCTTCGATACCGAACTTGAAGAAGTTCTCAATCGAGTTGTGGACTGAGCTTCCCTTGTCAGCTGCATTCCGGAGGGTCTTTTCGCTGATGCCCGAATAAGTCGCTTCCTTCAGAGGCTCCATGATCCTGGACACGCTCGGGATGATATCTCCATCCAGACGGTAGGTATGGCTGGGATCATCGAAAGTCAGTTCCGGAAGATCAGGGACTTCCACGACTTTATCCGTCATATCCATCTTCCAGATCCTCCTCAGTTGCTCTCTTCCAATCCCCGCCGAAGAGAGTTACCAGCTCAGAGCTGGGCATATCTTCGATACAGCACTCGCAGTAGTCCAAACCATTGATGGTGGCATACTCTTCGCCGGGATAGATCTTGTTGTTGCACCGGACGCAGTCGGTAACTGCCTGCGGTTCAGGTGCATTGGGACATCTGCTGTCGCAGGGACTCTTCATGCAGAGGCTACACATACCATTTCCCCCTTATTGATTCTCTGGCGCATCACATGGTCTTCCAATTCGTTCTGGAACAGAATCGGCAGGTAATCATCACCCTTGTTATTCAGTTCTGCCTTCCGCATGGAATACCGCAGGATATCGAACACCTCCATCACGTCGAACGGATAACCCGTCCTCCGGCGGACGTTTTCCACGATATCTACCAGTACATCCACCTTGGATCTGGCTTCAGGCTGTGTAAGCTGCTTCTGCTTCATGGCTTATCTCCTTTGTCTGTTTTATTTCAGAGCAAAACACGGACACATCCAGGCCACCCATTTTCAGAATCGCTTTCTGGAGTTCTTTCATGGAGCCGATACCGTATTCACTTCTCAGGATTTCTTCAAGCTCGGCTCTCTGTGCCATGTCTTACCTCCCGTTCAGAGTCCTTTCACTCAGAATCTTGAGTTCACTCAAGACCTTGGCGAGTTCATCAAGGTATTCCATGACCTCCCGCAGTTCAGGCTTTTCATCCTCAGAGATGACACCGTCTTCTGCAATGTCGATCAGTTTCTCCTTGATCTGATCCAGCTGGCTGACCCTCAGGTTCTTCAGAAGTTTGACCGTCACCCGGTCAATTTCTACGACCTCGTCGGAGATCGGCCTCCGGCAACCAATCGGGCACTCACTCATGCAGTAGTAATTCACCAGATGCGGAGCGTTGTACAGGTCCGCCAACAGCACTGCGAGATCCACCGGCATACATTTGTGGAGTCCATTCTCCACTCGATTGAGAACGTCGATAGACGAGCCAATCGCTTCTGCCGCACCCTCTCTGCTGGATAGCTTCGGGTTCCATTTTGCGGCGTTTAATCTTGCTTCGTACCAGGGATTCCCTGCCGCTTTCGTTGCGTCACGTCCCATTTTTTTCTCCTCCATCGTCGGCTATAATTACCGTAGTAAATGACCGAACTTACCGATTGGTAAACTCGTGGTAAAAAATAAAACACCTGCCCCCTACAGGGCAAATCAGGTGCTTTTAATGGGCAGCAGACCATCGTAGAGATAATCGTTAAGCTGCACCGGAGTCAGCTCTAACAGTGCCGCCAGCTTAACTTTCTCTTCATCAGAGAACCGAACCTTGCCACTCTCCTTCACTCTGTAGGAAGGATACGAAATGTCCAGTTGCTCTGCCACATACTGCTGCGTATATCCAAGCCTTGCACGGGCTCCTTTGATTTCGCGTGGTTTCATAGTGTTCACCCCTCTTAATTCTGGTATAGTGTTACCGTTATCTATACTATATATTACCAATCGGTAAAAGTCAATAATTTTTTTATCATTATCGGTAATTTTCCTTGCGAAATCGTGAGAAAGATTATACAATGGTAACATTCAGTATATATTACGGTAACGGAGGTATCATTATGGATTTCACCATTTTCCAACAGCGGCTCAGAAGCCTGCTCGATGTCAGAAACCTGTCCCTGAAGATTGCAGCGGAAGAGCTGGGTGTAACGGCCGCAACTCTTTCCCGGTATCTTACCGGAGATCGCACTCCGGATCTTCCTTATCTGATCCGTCTGTGTGATTACTTCGATGTCTCTTTCGACTGGCTGCTTGGCCTGAACGGAGAGAAATTCACTACGCTTCCCCAAGAAGTTCAAGACATTGCCCATTTGTACTCTCTGGCAAACGATGACGACCGCCGGGTAGTACAGGCAGTGCTTAACAAATACAGAACCAAGGAGTGACCATTCATGTTTTACGATGGCAACAAATCTTACTTTCCTCTCGTCTGCATTGGGCAGAACGTCCCCACAGGTGATGGCAACACGATCCCGTGTCTTTGCGTATCTCCCTCTGGCCGTATTGCCATCGTAGAATCAGATCCTTCCACTACTGGCGAAATCCAGGCTCAGTTCCTGGACCGTATCTCCCGCTATTCAGCAGCCCTTCGCAAGTGGAACTACTCTGCTGTAGATTCCGTTGCCGCCCAGTTCTTCTATGCCAAGTCCGGTCAAGCTGGCCGTGTCATTGACAAAATGGTGCGTTGTGGTTATCTGACCTTCTCTGACAATCTGATGTTCTCTTTCAAGCTCAACAAGGGTTTGCAGGAGTGTCAGCACCTGGTCATCGTGTCTGCCGATAAAAGCAAGCTGGCTGAGTGCAAGGATAGATTCAAGCAGGGAGCCTATGAAGACTCCGAGATCCTGTTCGCAGTCATGGATTCCGCTGCCGCTTCTATCTTCATCGAGGCATAACAAATATGGTCACTCACTCTTGGAGTGACCATAAATAATATTTAGGTTACGGTTACGGTGACGGTTTGGTGACGGTGACGGTTACTGCGGGAATGTCCGTGGATTTTCCTCAGGACTTTCCATGGAAAAATCAAGGAGGGGGATAAATGGCAATAATAGATGCCCTGAAACGCCTGAAAGTGGCAATTTACATACGAGTATCTACTCACTGGCAGATAGACAAGGATTCCTTGCAGGTGCAACGGCGGGAGCTGATTGCGTACGCCCAGATGCTGCTCGGCATCCAGGAATACGAAGTCTTCGAGGATGCAGGCTACTCTGCCAAGAACACCGACCGCCCGAAGTACCAGGAGATGATGGCTCGCCTCCGTACTGGCGAGTTCACTCACTTGCTGGTCTGGAAGATCGACCGCATCAGCAGAAACCTACTTGACTTCGCTTCCATGTATGAGGAGCTGAAGCGGCTCGGTGTGGACTTCATTTCCAAGAACGAAAAATTCGACACTGGTTCTGCCATCGGCGAGGCCATGCTGAAGATCATCCTTGTCTTTGCGGAGCTGGAGCGTAACATGACCTCCGAACGTGTCACTGGTGTCATGCTCTCCAGAGCGGCCAACGGACAGTGGAATGGTGGCCGGATTCCCTACGGATACGACTACAACAAGGAAACCAAAGAGTTCAGCTTCAACCCGCAGGAACGGAAGGTCGTGCAGAGGATGTACGATCTCTACGAGCGGGAGCAATCCCTGCTTGCGGTGTGTCAATACTTCAATGACCATCAAATCTATGCCAGATCCGGAAAACCTTGGACACCCTCCACTCTCCGTAAGATCCTGACGAACATTTTCTACATCGGTCATTACAAATACAATGCCACCTACCAAGGCGGCCCTACATGGGAGAAGCGTGGCGAGGATGAATGGGTCATCGTCGAAGATCACCATATCGCCATGATCGACGAGATCCAGTTCGAGCGGGTCGGATTCCTGCTGAAGCGAAATCGCAGAGGCGGCGTACCAGAAGGTGCCACTTACGTCCGGAAAAACTCCCATGTCTTTGCCGGCTTGGTTCGCTGCGGAGCCTGCGGAAGCAACATGAGTGCTACACTGGACAAGGTCAGAGCCGACGGCTGGCAGCCTTCTATCTACGGATGCAGTAAACGCCGTCAGAGCAAGGTCGCCTGCCAGAACAAATTCATCTCCGACGTTACCCTTGGCCCATTCGTGTTCAACTATATCTCAAACATCATCCGGGCAAAGGATTCTATCACACCCAGGACAGATCTCAAGGCTCTTGAGAAAAAGCTACTCAGCGGCATCCCGTTTACCAAGGTGGCATCCATCGATCCTGAAAGTCTGAGTCAGATTCGCAATCTGCTGCTTTCTGGCTCCACTGGAATTGAGTATCGTCCTTCCGGTGTGTTCCGCATGGACGAAACCATCAACGAGCGGGATCTCCTGCTTTCCCAGAAGCGGAAACACGAGAACGCTATGAGCCGTCTGAAGTCCCTTTACCTGTACGGCAATGAAGACCTGCCCGAGAAGGACTACATACTGGAGCGTCAGCGCATCATGGGCGAGATCGAAGAAATCGACCGGAAGCTCAGCACCATGGCTGCTGACGATACGGAAGGTCCGCTGGCAGATGACGAGTTCATCGAGAAGGCCAGCTACTTCATCATGGTTCAAAAGCTGTTGGATGACAAGTCTGTGGATTACGAGAAGTACATCCGCCGGATAGATCCCGCCATTCCCCGGGCGTTCATTCGCACAATCATTGATTCCATCGACACCGTGAACGGCAGGGTCGTATCGATCCAATTCAAGAACGGCATGAGCCACAAATTCATATACGAGGACTAACAAAGAAAGCCCAGGGCCAATAACGGCTCTGGGCTTTTATACATCTGTATGCACCCTTTTCTGTATGCAAAAAATAGGGTGTTTTTATACACATCGGGTATTGAGTGCATTAAAGATTTCGGTTTCGATGCAGTTTAGGGGATCTCTACGAAAAGCGGTCATGCCGAAAAGTGCTTGATTTGCAACGGTTTTTCGGCCCTACCGAACATTTTGAGCGCCCTTTAAGCTATGAACATCGCATCCCCGAAATACACGGGAAACATGATATACAGTCAATTTCACATATTATACATGGCTTCCGTCTCTTTTTCAACCCCCAAAAGAAACGCCGGGAAGCGCATAGGCTCCCCGGCGTTGCGGTTCATCTCTTTACTTATCAAGGTTCATCGTTTCGTGGATGGTGCGAAGTACATCGACTACACGGCAATCGCCGCAATACTCTTCGAGGTATTCCGCAGCCTTCTTCACCGCATCCCAGGCGGCATAGAACGTACAGGCTCCTCTCTCCGCTTTCTGGCGTTCCTCAGGGATCAGGTCGAAGTCCATGTACAAATTCTCAATGGAGTACATCATTGCTTCAGCCTTGCCGAGTTCCATCTGGACATTCATCAGGTTCTTGTTCATAGTTATTCTCCTTTGGTTTGGTAGCGATACTCGCACCGGATCATAACTCCAAGGATCTTAGGTGATGATGGTTGCCAAGTTGTGCGGCCCTGTGAGAGCATCCGAGGTTTCGCCTCTTTTCGCTTCCCGCCGTCTTTATTTTACACCATTCGCCAAACGAAACCCGTCGATTATTGTCCCAACCTCGTGATCTCTTCCTTCGAGAGCCAATTCCAACAGGTACAAACTATCGCTGACAGACATGATGTGCCTGGGTGTAATGTCCGTTCTCACTGCATCCAGATACATTTCTCTGAACTGATAGGTGTCCATGCCGCTTTTCTTCACGGCACTTTTCATCATACAGATCAGTGCCCGGTCTACGAAGGGTGAATGCTTCACCCCGCTCAGATCTATGTAGAAAGCCACCATCAGCACCTTGGCTTTATCGTTATACCGCTGCTCCCGATCAAACAGAGTCGCCATGTGCTTCAGGTCGTAGGAGTACCAATCCAGATCACCCTTTTTCATGTGCTTCTGGCTCCACCAGGTAGCTCGTTTGAAGGCTTCCTCCTGATCCTTGTTCTTGGATGTAAACGGAATAATGGTCGTGAAATCGATTTGCCGCTTGTAGGAGCGGGTTTTTTTGGTTTGAGGTGTAAGATTGCCATTCATGTTTTCCCCTCCCTTAATTTCGGCTATCATTTCTTAATCAGAGGGCAGTAATCGATGTCAACACCGTTACACTCTTCCCACCGGACGCAGGTTTCGCAGGGCAATTCCTGCTCTACCTCTTCCTCCTTCTTATTCCGCTTTATGATGCTGTACAGGATGATCGCAACGTACAGACCCAGGATCAGCGCAGGTCCAATCAGATTCATCATAACCTCTCCTTTATCATCCCCGATCATAGGTCGGGTCGAACTTCTTTTCTTTCCATTCGGTAATCCGCTGCTCAGCCTCTTCCCTGCTGAGGAACACGGTATCGCCCAGTTTTCCTACATCTGTCAACCGGAACTCCCCGGTGTTGATCCAGTATTCGATGCTGCCGCTGCGGTACTTACCGCCGGCAATGAACACGGGATCTCCGACTTTAACATAGACAGCATCTTTGGTGTCAACTGCAATGACACCATTGCGGACAGATTGCAAGATCTTCGGCCTTGCGTTGAAGATCAGAACAGCGGTTTCTGTCTGGTCATCTTCGGAGCTGAGATCAATTCCTTTCTTCATGTACTGCATTTCGAGGGCCTGCATAGCCAGTGCCACCGCTTTATATGCAGGCGGTTCATCACGGAGCAAATACCGCTCCAGATCATTTCTCGCCTGTTCCGGTGTCCATTTTTGGTCAAACGCAAGAGCTTCTTTGTATGTCATTCGCAATTCTCCTTTTCTTCTAATTTTTTTCGGCAATCGGGGCAGAAATCTTCAAAGATATCACCATTTTTTCTATGCAGCCACCCAGCCTTAGCAGCAAGATCAAGGGTCTTGTTATAGTCGTCCGATCCCGGGCTTCGCTTTCCGCAGCCGTCGCAGGAACGATAGTGAATCTGCATCATTCCCGGTGTGGTCGCAAAAAGCATAGCAAACAGAGCAATCCACCACTTATCGAAATGGACAGCCAACGCAATCCAAGCAATCGTACAGATGCAGTTTTTAATTACTATTGCAACAAGCATCATTCATCCTCCGTTTCATCGTCTTTCAAGTAATCACACCACGGGAGACAATCGAAGTTCGTGCCCAATGCAATGCAGTCTTCGTCAACAGGGCAAGTGCAAATCAGCATTTCCCGTCCTCCTTCCATTTCTTTAGGATCTCGTGCTTCCTTCGGGTACACCATGCGAAAATCGGAGGCCGGAACGAATCGTCTGTGCTGCATTTGCAAAGAAAACCACATTTGTCGCAGTGCCCTTCGACCACAGCTTCTTGCACAGCAATGCCTTCGGCCTGTTTATCTACCGGGTATTCCCGATCAAACACAGTAATGTGCTTCCACTCATTCGCCATCTGTCTTCTTCCTTTCTCCGTGGGAACAAAAGTCGTTTTCATCCCACATCGTCCAGTTCGGGCTTTCCGACGGCGAACAGCACAAACCTTCAGAGTCATGGAAGTACGAGTGCAGTTCACAGTACCCGGTTTCTCGGTGCCAGTGCTTGCATTCCCCGCACCTGACAACGGGTACAACATTTTCTTTGGGAGCCGCCAGCAGCATCCTTACTACATCTCCCAGGTTGACGAACAACGACTTTTCCGTCGACCTGCTGATATCGTGGCATCTGAGATCGTGTTCACTCTCCTGCAAAGCCCAGCTCCTCTTGATGTAATCGTCATTCTTTTCAATGGTCATTTCTTATCATCCACCTTTCTGCACTCAGGCAATTCATGGTAACTGAACGGCTCCCTCTTGTCTCCGAGAACATGGCGGAGTACCTGGTGTACATCAAATGCCATATCTGCATCATCGAACTTTCCGATGCCATAAGATGCCCCGATCATCTTTCCCAAATCGGGGTAGACTTGTGCCCTGGCTTCCATAAGCAGGCGTTCAGCTTCGTCCCGTCGTGCGAAGTAATCCTTATCGCCCATGTCCCGGATCATAAACTGGTTCCAGATCAATTCCCGAAACTGGCCCATCCGGACACGAGCGTAAAACTCACAGGCAACGGAAGTGATCCGTGCCTGCTCCTCTGTCATTCGCAACTCAATCATCTTCAGTCTCCTCCTTGCCGGCTCCCCATTTCCCCGAAAACAGTTCAGGATGCGTAACAGGTTTCAGTCTTTGCGGCATCTGGATAGGTTCTCTCAGCCGACATCCATCTCCGCTCGTGTATGTGCGATCAATACCGCAATATGCTGGACGATCCTTGTTTTCGGGGTGCTTGCACACCCCGTAGTAGCCACTACCGCTATTATGCTTGCAGTTACCATTACTGCAATGTACGACACATTTTTCCATCACAGATCCTCCAGATTGCCATATTCGTTGATCTTCACCGGGATACCTACCTTCTCAAAACAGACATTCTGAAATGGGAAGCTCTGTTTCGTGAAAACCTGTGCTCCACAATTCGGACACAGGTTTTCAAAATCACTTTCAGGATACCGGAATTTGCTGGGGAGCATTTTCGCTCCACATTCATCGCAATACAAAAACACCTCGTACGATTCGATGATCTTGTGTTTCTTAACCATGCT